AAAAGCACTTGTTGTAGCACTTTGTAGTATTGTCAACGAAATTGGCGATACAACTGCCCAGTTACCTGCGCCACGACGTGTACGTGCGGCAATTTGGTTAGCTGCCTTATTAATTAAGACTGCTAGTGCGGCGTGTTCGTCACCAACAAATACTGCGCCTGCACCAGAAACGTTTGGCTGGTCATAAGTATCGGAAGTTCCTGCTAATGCGAGTAGAGATGCAATAATCTCTTGATCGATTTCAGCAGTAATTTCTTGTGCTAATGCGGCCATTACTTCTGCTTCAACGTCAATACCGTGCTGGCTATTAGCGTCTTGTGCGGCTTCAAAGGTCCAACGTGCGCTCAACTTGCGTGTCTTTGCCTCAACTGTTTGTTTGAGGATTTGAATCGATAGTTGATTGCCACCTGTAGCTTCTAAAGAACCTGTAGGTGCTGGTGCGGCTGTGCCATCACCAGAATATGCTGTTGCAATTTTGAACGGGCTGAGTGCTTCATCACCTGCTGTAGCACCACCGGCGCCAGCTACTGTTTCTGCGTAACGAACACGTAGGGTGTGGATTTGACCCACAGGACCTGTCATTGGCTGTACGCCAATTAGTTCGTTTGCAATTACAGTAGGCATAACTCGACGGATTACAGGTAAAATAACCTTATTCAATGTAGCAACATTACCTGCTGACGTGGTGCCAGCGGCTGCTGTTTCCATAAGAGCTGTCTTGGTGTTCTCGAGGACGGTATCCATTACTACTTTACGGTTACCTTTTAGACCTTCTGTTAAGGCGTCTCTAGCTGCACCCCAGTTCTCGGACTCAAATAGTGCGTCTGTCATTTCAACATTCTCCTATTAAATTTTAGGTTAAACCAGCTAATTTACGTAGGTTAATAATATCAGCACCATCTGCATCTGAATGATCAGCTTCTGTTACTTCTTTATCACCTGTAATTATTGATTTATTTTCAGTCAAAGGTTGTTTCTTCGTAGCAACAGTATCCTCTGATAGAATAGTAGGCACATACTTCTTAAAAGATTCTGTTAGTTTCTCTGTCTTCGTTCCTTCCAACAAATCACTCATTATCTTCTTTGCTTTTTTATCAAGCGGTTGAAGTAATTCTGCCATAATTTTTGTACGTGCTACTGAATCTTGTGCGATTCGAGTTTCACGTTTAGTAGTATTAATTAATACTTCTTTTTCCTCAATAACATTTTTTGCTTCTTCTAACTTTTGGGTTAGTTCTTGCTTTTCATTATCAAGTTTTTTAAGTTTTGTACCATCTGCTAATTGTGATGTCATAAATTCAGCTGCATATGTCTCAAAAATACTACGTCCAAACTCATTTTCACGAGCGGTCTTAATATCTTCTTTGAGTTGAGTTAACTCACCTCGTAGACAATTTTCAATTATTACATTGATCTTTTCTGCGGCATTCTTTACAAATTCACGCTTGGCTTCTGCAATTAACTTCTTACCTTCAGAGACAAGTTTAATCTTAGTTTCCACTAGATCACGCTTATCATCATGAAATTCTTTAAGTTCTTTAGTTAACTGACGAAGTACAAATTCCTCCAACTTACCAAATTTAGTTTCTTGGAGTGTACGATCTTTTCGAAGTTCGTTTATTTCTTCCTTCAAAGTTTCAAGAACAAATGAATTCAACATATTAACATGTGTTCCTACATTTGTTTTATAAGAAACTCTTTGTTCTGCAAGACCTTGCTTATCTTCGGCAAACTCAGAAAGTTCAGCTTTAATAACATCATTAAGCATCGCGTCAATTGCTTCTACAATTTGTGACTTGTCATTTTCATAACGAGTTGCAAATTCTTCACGCAATTCAGCGGCAACGCCTTCACGAGCTTCTGTCAACTGACCTTCCCATGCTTCAGATAAAGCACTTTTTACATCTTCAGAAAGAACATCGGACTTCAATAGTTCTTCGAAAGCATCTGCCATTAGAATTCTCCTAATTTATTTTAGGTCTTTAATTAACTTTAAAATTTCTGTCTTAAAGTGTTTTTGTGCACCGTTATCATACTTTGTTGCTTCTGCAAGATCCATTAAAGCATTACCGTTCTTACGATTCATTATTGCTTCATATATAGGATCAGGATATGCATTAGGTGCTGATGGATTAGCAACAATATCTACAGTGATTATTTCAAATTCTGAAACATTACCACCTTCATTTACGTTGCCTGAACCCCTACTGGAAACTCCCAACTTAACACCATTTTCAAGTAATGTCTTACAGATATTACCCATTGGTGTAGGAAGAATCCTTAATTTTCCCATACCGTTATCTCCATTCATTGCCATTTCAGTAACTACGTGAGACACGCGGTCTAAATTGACTTGTAAATCATCTGGATGGTCTGCTTCACCTAACACAGAATATCCTTCTTTAATTTTTTCTTGAATGGATTTTACGGCGTTTGTAATTTCGTTAACAGGATATACTCTTTGATTCTGATTACGTACATTACCTTGAATAAAAATACCTCTCATGTACAAGTCTTTATTACCTTCAGAGTTTTCAACTGCTTCAGTAACTAAACCTGCTTGATCATATGTTAATTGTTCAGTAAGTGTAATCATAATTTATTGTACCCCATTAAGAATGTATACTCTTTGTATTACCAGCGCCTTTTTTATTTGATGGTGCAGCTACATTACCAACACTAGGTTCTGTTGTGCCTGGGGAATCTGGATTGTCGCCTGTTGCAGGGGATGATTCACGATTATATCCTGAATGATCTGATCCTGTTTGACCAACTGGGTCTCCTCCACTTCCTGCGTCACCGCCAGGTCCTACTGTAGATTTTGTATTATCTGCGCCTTCAGAATTGGAAGGTGCTGCCACTGCTGATAAATCAGCCGCTTCATCTAGTTCTTCAACAACTTCTTCTTCGTCAGATTCGACAGATTCCATTTCAGGAGCTACTTCAAAGTCTACTGGCATCTCTTCATCACCTTCAACTTCGTCGTCGCCTTCAACATCGTCACCCATCATATCTGAAAAAGCTGCTTTAAGTTCTGCTAAAGCGTCTTCGACATTCATCATAGCATCTTCAACGTCGGCTTCTTCGCCATCGCCTTCAGGTGCCATATCGCCTGCTAAATCTTCAGCTGCTTCTTCGTCTTCAAGATCATCTTCAGAAAACATCTCTTCTGCGTCAATCTCTTCGGCGTCAGCTTCAATTGCATCGGCAAATCGTTCTTCTGGATCGCCACCAATTGCTTCTTCTACAGCTTCTTCATCTTCGTCTTTGGCTTCTTCTGTAATGTCATCTTCGATATCAGCATCTGACTCTACCAATTCACTATATATAGTCTTGGCTTTTTCAACAAATACTTCGTGAAGAAGATCTGTCGCTTTGTCGTTTTCCTCGTTTACTAGGTATTCGAGTACTTGCTCTAATTTTTGTGTAGTCATATAATTCTCCTAACAAGTGATTAGACACTAATTATCAATGGTATTTAATAACAACCAATAATTCTTGGTTGAAAAAGGGCAAAAAATGGTACTTCTTGGTAATAACTATGTAGTTATTGGGGAAATTTTATAGATAAGTAAAGTGGTTTTACTCTTCGGCTTGCTTACCGTATATGAACTTAAAAAACTTATTTCGCTCTTCGTCTTCGTATTTTTTCATCTCACGCATACGGCGTAACTTGCCTAAATGCATTAAAGTTAAACGAGGCCGTGTTATATCATCAATATCATAACGACTATGATCGTCGTCTTCCATGTCATAATAACTTTCTGTAAGTTCTTTAAATTTCATAATTGTATTTATTATGGTGCTGGTGGTGCGCCTTCGCCTCCACCAATTGGTGATTCATCAGGCCCGCCTATTTCTTCGTCGCCTATATCTTCGCCACCTTCTATATCAGGCATGCCACCGGAATCAAAAGGTCGTATACCAACTGCTGATAAGTTATCTGTCATATCATCTGTATCAAGTTGACCTTTATGTGCATCTGGATTTTCTTCTTTCCACATACGTTCATTGTCTACTATTTCGTTTTCATCTAATCCTAAGTATTTCTTCATTACAAAACGTCTACTTAGATATGGTGTTTCACCTATGGATGAGAATATAGTAGCACGAGCATTATCAATTTCAATTTCTCTATATTCACTGAAACTCTGAGGCTCTAAGAATTCTAATTCAAAACTAGCGGCATCTACATTTATACCTCTATGTTTTAAGAACATTTTAAATTCTTTATCCATAATGTTTTGTATTTGATTTTGCAAACGTTGACAATATTTGTTAAATCTATATTCTTGAATAAATGCAGTACCTACTCTACCATCTGCATAAACAGCACCTGTATCATCGGGTCCAGTAGGAAGATATGAAGTTGGGACACGTAATGCTCGCATCATTTTATTGTTAAAATATTTAAGATCATCTATTTCGCCCAAGTTATCACCGCCTGGTAGTACTTCTACTTTTGAACCTCTACCTTCAGCAGTTTGAGCAAAGAAATAATCTTCCATAATTGACAATGGATTATATGATGCATCTAGTACAGTTGTGCCTCCACCTGTCTTATTTGGAATTCTACGTTGATGTATTTCATTCTTAACTCTCTCGACAAAAGCCATTGCTTTATGTGCAGGCATATTACCTACGTCAATATAAAATACTCTACGTTCTGGAGCACGTTGTACTCTATAAATTATGATAGAATCTTCTAACAGTTCTTTTTGTTTATACGTTTTAAAAATAGGCTCTAATATAGATGTACCAAATGGATAGTTTGCATCCATTCCTTCTGTTAAAGCAAAATGTATAATGTGTTGTGCATCAACTCCAAATTCTTCTTGGAATGCTGTTGTTTGTTTTGCACTATAACTTCTAGCATCCATGATACCACCACGGAACATTGTATCCGTTGTAGTAAATTGTGTATCATGTTGAAGAATTTCACTTGCTGTTTTTTCTTGAAGATTTAAATCTAAATTCTTCATTATGTATTGTTCAGGCTTTTTGCCTTCACTATCATTAACAACAATCTTTGTAACGTCAACTGGATTAACCCAATACAATATATAAGTATCAGGATCTCTAATAAAAAATTGATCGCCATACTTAACCGTACTACGGAATAAACGAAATATTCTTTTATCCCAATCGTTAATATTAGTCCACTGCTTCATTGCTTTATCTAATA